AAGCTTTATGAAGTTGGTAAAGAAGAGGACTATAAGACTCTTGTAGATGAATATTTTAATTAAACGGAGGAATAATATATGCTAACAGAAGAGTTCCTAAAGCGAGAAATTCTACATGCAGAACATGCCTTTCGAGCTTTAAAGATTTATTTTAATGAAGAGCTTACTGATGAAATGATTAAGACTATGATTGCTAATGGTGATTCTACTCTTCCCTATGGACTAGAAGCTCTTAATGAGCGTAGAAATTTATTAACCCATGCTAAGAGTATTCTTAATCGCAATCTTGAAATTCCAGAGACCGTTAATGGATAATTGACAAAAATAAAATTTTAGTATATAATGATTATATCAAATGAGAATTTGAGGTTATTATATGACAGAAACTAGTAGAAAAGTATTTGAATTTCTAAAGAAACATCATAGTAAAGAATTTACAAAACACGAACTTGTTGAAGCGGTAGATACTACGATGTCGGCTGTAAATGGTTCTGTAAATTGGCTTCTGAAGAAAGGTTATGCTGCGGAACGTATTGAAGTAACTAAGGCTAAGTATAAGGGTCAGAAAGATATGGAAATGCGTTTTGTTCAGATTACTGAATCTGGAATTGAATATGATCCAGATGAAGAAGAGCGTCGTAAGAAGCGTTTACAACTTGAGGCGGCGGCAGCTCGAAAAGAAGAGCGTGCTAGACAAAAGGCTGAACGAGCAAGATTAAATTCTGTACTGTAATAAGAAAAACAATAATAATACACAACACAATTTGGAGGAAAATAATTATGTTTAGATCAATTGATACCCCAGCCCAGAACAGCGTAGTAATTAACGGTTCTCTACTTGGCTTTGAACTTCGTGATGGTAAAACCAGCATGGCTAAGGGTGCAAAGCCATATCGTGGTGCTAATGCCACTATTCGTGTAAATCAGTATTACAATGGCAAGGAAGAGATTAGTGAAATTCCCGTAAGCTTCATTGCCATGCGTCATAAGAAGGATGGTACCAACAATCCAGTTTATGATACTCTAGGTGGTTACTCTACTGAGTATAAGACTGCGGAGCGTCATGGCATTGAGAATGCGACTAAGGTAAACATCAATGGTCGTCGTGGTAATGGTGCTCTAAGTGAGAACATGTTTGCCGATTCTCGTAATCCAGAGACTGTTATCTCTAGCTGGAATATTAACGCTTCTTTCCTAAATGAAGCTCGTGGTCAGGCTTCCGGTAATTCCGGTGACTGTGCTACCTTTGATGCCGAGATTTTCATCTTTGGTCTTGATCGTGAAGTCACTGCAGAGGGTGAAGAGACTGGTCGTCTAAAGATTCGTGGTGGTCTTGTTAAGTATGGTGGCAAGGTTGATTGCCTTGATTTCTTTGTTGAGAATCCAACTGCAATTGACTTCATCGAGCGTAATTACAATCAGAATGATACCGCCCACTTCGTTGGTCGTATTCGTTTCACTTCTGAAACCATCACTCGTCAGTCTGAGAACACTTGGGGTGAGTCTATTCCACAGACCACTACTCGTAAGAAGCGTGAGCTAATTATCACTGGTCCTGGTATTGGTCATGAGGATGGCCCAAATGAGGAAGAGAATTCCTACAATCCAGAGGATATTCGTGTTGCGATGGCCGATCGTAATACTCTAAAGGAACAGAAGAAGATTGAGGCTCGTGCAAAGGCAAAGACCGGTAAGGCGGCTCCAGCTGCTGCAACTTCTTCCGCTGCACCAACTTATGATTGGGAAGAGTGATTATCACTCTCCCTTTCATTGACCTTAAAGGAGAAAGAAAATGGCAGTTATTGATCTATTAAATATTCAGCCCACACAGCTTTGTAAGGATCTACGCGGTCGTTTTATTATGCTATATGGTCAGGCTAAGAGTGGCAAGACCAGTATGTCCGCGATGTGGCCAAAGCCACTTCTTGTAGCATTCGAGAAGGGCTATAATGGTCTAGTTGGTGTTCGTCCAGTTGATATTACTTCTTGGGCAGATTTTAAGCAGGTTTGCCGCCAGCTAAAGAAGCCAGAAGTTAAGGAAGCTTACGAGACAGTAGTTATCGACACTGTTGCAATTGCATATTCTCTTTGTGAGAAGTATATCCTAAATCGTGAGGGTGTGCAGGCAATTGGTGACATTGGTTACGGTAAAGGTTGGGGTATGCTCAAGGACGAGTTTGAAACAACTTTCCGTGAACTAACTCAGCTTGGTTATGCTCTTGTATTTATCGCTCACTCTAAGACCAAGAAGACTGAGTATACTGATGAAGAGGGTAATGAGCTAGATGCTCTTGCTCCAGATCTTCCAAATGCAGCTTATCAAATTGTAAACCGCATGGTTGACGTTATTGGTTATATTGGTGTTGAGTACGACATTAAAAGCGGTGCTTCTAGTCGTTATCTTTACACTCGTGGTACTCCTACCATTTTCGCCGGTTCTCGTTATCGTTATCTTGCTCCACGAATTCCACTTGGTTATCAGGAGCTTGTTGATGCAATGGCTGAAGCAATGGAAAAGGAAGCTAATATGACTGGCACGAACATTATTAACTCTACTGATGTAGATTATGGTTTTGTTGCAACAAAGCGTCCCTTTGATGAAACAATGGCAGAGGCAAAGGCACTTTGGAATAAGATTCTAGCAACTTATCCAGAGGATGGACGTGAAAAGCTTCGCACTGCGGTTGTAAATGTTTTCAGTCATGATATGCAGCTTTCCAAGGCTACTCCTGAACAGCAGGATATGGTTGAGTTGGTAATTGAAGATTTAAAGAAGCTACTGTAAAAATATTCCCTATCGAAAGATAGGGTTTTATTTTTGACAATTGTGAAAAATTATGATATAATTAAATAAGAAAGGTGGAATATGTATGAGATGTGCAACGTGTAAAAAGCTTGTAGATGAAAAACAAATGATTGTTTATAATGGCAAGGATATTTGTTTTTGTAATCAAACATGTTACACTTCTTTTTTATCTAAAGAAAAAGAAAAAGAAGATCATGATTTTTTATATAAAGAGATTTGCCGTATCTTTAGTATCAGTAAATTGGATGAAAAATTATTTGCACAGATTAAGCGGTTAAAAGAAAACCATGGACTTTCATATAAAAATATCACCGCGGTTCTGCATTATATGTATGATATTCAACGCATTACAATTTATACTCCAACCTTGTATTATGTACCCGATTATATAGATAAAGCAAAACAATATTATCAATCTTTAAGAGAAAGACAGGCACAAACTGTAAAGGCGATTGCAGAAATGAAAACAATGCCAACTAAAACAGTGCGGCCAAACTATAATAGTAAACGAGCAAGTCGTTTAAAAATTGATCCAAGTAAAGTATAAGGAGTAGGCATATGACTTTTAATAATACTGATTTATACTGCCAGGTTCTAGGAAGTATTATGAAAGAGCCTTCAGTATTAAGCAGTTTGCCTATGCCGATTGCTATTGATGACTTTAGCCAAGAAAACCAAATTGCGAGAGTTATTTATTTTTCTCTTTCTAATTTGATTGATAGTGGTACAGTAAAAATCAACGCAGTAACAATTGAGGCATATCTGCAAGATTATCCAACATTTCAGCAAACTTATCGTCGATATAATGGACGAGAGTTTGTTATGATGTGTTTGGATAAAGGACAGCCTGAAAATTTCACGGCATTTTATAATAGATTAAAAAAGAACTCTCTTCTACGAGATCTTAAACTTCATGGTTATGATATTTCTCCATATGATGTAGAAGAGGCACCACCCGGAAGTAAACAGGAATTTGATTGTATTACACGATATGAAGAAGCGACTGAAGAAGATATTCTTGCATATGTAGAAAAATCTTTTTCTTCTATTCGTTCACGACATACTTATGGTACAAGTGGTTATATTCGTGCGAATGAAGGACTTCGTGAGCTACTTGAAGAACTTGCACAGGCTCCAGAAATTGGTCCAGAATTAAATGGTGCGTATTATAATTCTGTTGTTCGCGGAGCCATTCGAGGAAAGATGTATCTTCGTTCTGGTGGTACAAACGTTGGTAAAACTCGCTGGTCAGTATTTGATGCTTGCAGTATTGTATTTCCAATTCATTTTGATGAGGCAAAACAAAGCTTTGTGTGGGTGAGAGATAAAGAACCTCAGAAAGTTCTTTTTATTACCACTGAGATGAAAGCAAAGGAAATTCAAACTATTATTCTAGCTTATGTAGCAGGAGTAGAAGAGCAGGTAATTAAATTAAACGCTTGTACCGCGGCAGAAAAGAAGAGAATTGCAATTGCCTTAGACATTATTGATAAGTATAGTAATTACTTTATTTTGGAATCTATTGAAGATCCAAACCTCAATAATGTTCAAACAGTAATCAAAAAGCATGTTTTACTTAATGATGTTGGCTATGTTTTTTATGACTATATCTTTTCTTCTCCGTCTTTGATTTCTCAATTTAGTTCAAGTGGTATTCGAGAAGATGTAGCACTTGGTATGTTGTCTAATCAGTTAAAAGAAATCGCAGCCAATTATAATGTGTTTGTCATGACTAGTACTCAGGTTAATGGTGATGGTTTAAAAGTCGGTGAAAAACGAGATCAGAGAAATCTTCGTGGTTCAAAAGCGATTGCAGATAAGTGTGATGTAGGTTGTCTTATTGCAAAAGTTGATCCAACAGAACTTGAGCAGATACACGAACTAATTAAAGAATATGGTTCTCCAACACATGTTACAGATATTTATAAGTTACGTAATGGTACTTATAAGGGTTGCCGTATCTGGTCTAAAATAAATTTAGGTACAGGCTTTAAGGTTGATCTCTTTATGACAGATGAACAATATAATCTTATACCGATGAAAGAATATGAATTTATTCCTCCACTTCCAGGTGAGGAAGTTTGGGTGACTAAAGATTTCTTAAAAACCATTCCAATTGATTGCCCTAATCCAAATTTTGAAGAGAAAGCAGATGATGAATTTTAATGTGTAAAACTGATGGTTTCTATGATGAACTTGCAGTAAAAAATTCATTGGATGTAAAAACTATTATTAGTAGTTTTACAATTGATAAAGTTGTGTTATTTCTAAGAAGTTTAGGAGTAGATAACTTAGAAATTCATACTGACTATATTGTCTGCCCAACAATTTGTCATAATCCAATTGACGAAGCAGAAAGTATGAAGCTTTATTATTATAATTTAAATAAAAGTTTTCATTGCTATACAGAATGTAGCGAAAACTTTAATATTATTGTACTTTATCAAAAATATATGGCAATTAATCATCAAGAAGTTTCTTATGATGAAGCCTTATATTATTTAAAACAATTTATTGATGTTGAAGAAAAAGATATTCGACCAGTTGAAATTGTTTCTTGGGAAACTGAAAAAGAACTTCCACGGCAATCTATTATTACCTTACCGGAGGTTAATAAATATGCACTAGATTATTTCGTCCCATTTAGCCATCCTTTATGGGAAATGGAAGGAATCACCAGTGATGTCCAAAGTCTATTCAATATTCGATTCTCTTATGGAACTAATCGAATTATTATTCCTCATTATGATATTAGCGGACGATTAATTGGTATTCGTACGCGTGCAATTGATGAAGAAGATTTGGTATATGGTAAATATCGTCCAGCTCAAATTGGCGAAAAAATGTTTAATCATCAGCTGGGATTTAATTTGTATGGTATTTGGGAGCATAAAAAGGCAATTCAAAGAACTAAACGAGTTGTTATTTATGAGGGAGAAAAATCTGTTCTGAAAGATTCTGCTTACTATGGTCCATATAGTGTGGCAGTTGCAACATGTGGCTCTCAATTAAATCGATTTCAAATTAATCTTCTTATTCAAGAATTAGGTGTAAATGAAATCATCCTTGCCTATGACAAGGAATATGATCATTGCTTCTCTGAAGAAGGAATGAATTATAGAAAAAAGTTAATAAGTAAATGTGAAAAGTATCGCGGGATGGCTAGTTTCTATTATATTTTTGACGAACAGAATATCTTAAATAAGAAGGATGCTCCTTGCGATCAAGGACAAGAAAAACTAGAGTATTTAATGAAGAGGCGGATTAAAATCAAATGAACTATAAGTTAAAGTATAACCTTACTCATTCTCCAGAGAATTGTTTAGTCGAACTTCTTACAGCACGAGGAGTTGAAAATATTGAAGGATATATAAATCCCAGCAAAGAATATGAGTTAGACCCTTATCTACTTGATAATATCTCTGAAGCCGCGGATTTACTTTTTAAGCATCTTGAAAATGATAGTAGTATTCTTATTGTACAAGATGCTGACACAGATGGTATTTGTAGTGCCGCGATGATGTGGCTTTATATAAAGGATTTTTATCCAAAAGCAAGACTTGAATATGTATGCCACGAACATAAAGCTCATGGTCTTGATGATATTATTGAAGATGTAATTGAAAGTGATTATGACTTAATCATTCTTCCTGATGCCAGTAGCTTTGATATTGAAGAACATAGACGACTACAAGAGGTAGGAAAAGAAGTTCTTGTTCTTGATCACCACCACGCGGATTCATATAGCCCATATGCAGTTGTAGTAAATAATCAGTTATCTAAGAATTATTCTAATAAATATTTTTGTGGTGCTGGTGTAGTCTATAAATTTCTTATGGTAATGGACGATAAGTTTGGTGATAGTGGCTATTGTGAGAAATATATGGATTTATGTGCTCTTGCAAATGTTGCTGACTGTATGAGCATGAAGCATCCAGAAACTCGATATTATATTACAGAAGGTTTAAAGAAGATTAATAATGATGGCTTTAAAGCTTTTATTAATCAGCAGTCTTATTCCCTGTTTAAAGAAACAAAAGAGCTGGGCTATATCAATGTTGCTTTCTATATCGTTCCACTTCTAAACGCTATTGTACGCGTTGGAACAATGGAAGAAAAGCGTTTACTGTTTAATGCTTTTATTAATCCACACGAACTTATTCAAACCGATAAACGTGGAGCAAAAGCGGGAGATATGGAAGAAACCTGCGTAGAAATGGCTCGTCGTGCTTCCAATGCTCGTAATCGACAGAATCGTATTAAGGAAAAATCTACTGAACTTCTTGATATGAGAATTCAGAAATATGCTCTTCTTGATAATAAGATTCTTATTGTTGAGGTAAATGATAAAGATAATATTCCACAAGAACTTCGAGGTTTAATTTGTACTCAGTTCGTAAATCGTTATCATCGTCCTTGTGCAATTGTAGCAAAGAACTCTGAAGGATATCTTCGTGGTTCAATGCGTGGCAACGATTCTTTCTCAGAGGTTCCAGATTTTAAGGCTTTCCTCGAAGGTAGTGAACTTGTAGAATATGTACAGGGACATCCTAATGCAGCCGGCTGTAGTATTCATGAATCTAATCTTGAAAAACTTCTTGAATATGCTAACAGTAATATTTCCGATGAAGGTTTAGCCAATGTCTATTATGTAGACTATATATTTAATGATAATGAAAACTTCGGTGATATTTTATTACAAATTGCTGAACACCCAGAACTATGGGGTAATGATATTGAAGAACCGGTTGTTGTTGTAAAAGATGTTCCTTATTGTAGCGAACAATGGTTCTTAATGGGTGAGAATAAAGATTCTTGTAAATTCACTCATAATGGTGTAGAATATGTACGTTTTAAGGATAGTGACTTTGCTCAAGAATGTAAAGCATATGAACGCGGCACCATCACTGTTTATGGAAAGATTAAAAAGAATACTTGGGCTGGCCGCACTACACCACAAATTTTAATTGATGATTATGAAATGACTGACACGACTTATGAATTTTGATAATTTATAAAAATTGTGTTATAATATAATTAATTAAGGAAGGAGTAAAGTGAATGAGAAGATATCCTGGAAGCGTACACAATCACACAGATCATAGTAATAATCGTCTGCGAGATTGTATCAATAAAATCTCTGACTTGATTGATTATGCAATTGAACTAGGACATGAGTGCGTGGCCATTACTGACCACGAAACTCTTTCTAGTTTTATTCAGGTTGAGAACTATGGAGAAAAAGTTCTTGACAAAGAAAATAATATTAAAGTAAAAGATAAGATTAAAATCATTCGTGGTAATGAAATTTATCTTACTCGTAATAAGTTGAATGGCAGCAATTTTAACAAGGATAAGGGCGATGATTATTATCATTTTATACTCCTTGCTAAAGATATTGAAGGCTATCATCAACTTTGTGAACTTTCCACAAGGGCGTGGAAACGTTCATTTGTTTCTCGTCGTATGCGTCGAGTACCGACCTATTATCAGGATTTGAAAGATATTATTGGCAAAAATCCGGGTCATATTATTGGTTCTACCGCATGTCTTGGTGGACAGCTCCCGAAATTTTTATTGAAGTTTAGAGACACTGGAGATACTAAATATTGGGAGACAGCACTTAATTGGTGCCAATATATGGTAGGAATTTTTGGAGAAGGTAACTTCTATCTTGAAATGCAACCTTCTAAAAATCTTGACCAAGAATGTGTAAATATTTATATTCAGCAGATTAGTGCGGAGCTTGGTATTCCTTATATCATCACAACTGATAGTCACTATCTAAAGAAGGAAGATGCTTATATTCATGAAAAATATCTTAATTCTCAAGATGGTGATCGTGAGGTTAGATCTTTCTATGAAACGACTTATATGATGGGAACGGAAGAACTTGAATCTTATTTTTCATATTTTGAAAAGTCAGTTCTTCAAAAAGCTTACGAAAATATTCATAATATTGCAGAAGCTTGTCAGGAATATACAATTAAAAGGCCGCTCCGTATTCCATGTTTGCCTTGGATAAATTATGAGCATAATGTCTCCGACTTAGATTATTATGTAAGTAAAATGCCAACTTTACAGAAGTTTATTGATTCTCCTCATGTAGCGGATAATGAACTTGTATATGCAACTATTGCAGGTATTAAGAAGCATTCCGATCTTCAGAACGACGAAGCATACGCGGCTTTGGAAGAGTGTCTTGAAATGACATGGATTTCAAGTGAAGTTAATAATGCACAGTGGAGTGCATATTATTTGAATCTTCAAAAAATTATTGAGGAATGCTGGAATGCAGGTACAATCGTTGGTTGTGCTCGTGGTTCTGGTGGTGGCTTTGTACTTCTATATTGTCTGGATATTATTCAGATGAATTGTTTACGTGAAACGACAAAGTGTTTTCCATGGCGTTTTCTAAATCCAAAACGTGTTTCTGTTCTTGATATTGACTTTGATATTTCTGGTTTAAAGCGTGGACAGGTACTTGAACATCTTCGTAAGGTTTATGGCGAAGATCGTGTTTGTAATGTTGCAACTTTTAGAACTGAAAAGTCTAAGAGTGCAATTCTTACCGCGGCTCGTGGTTTAAATATGCCACCAGAAGATGGACAATATTTTGCATCTTTAATTACTTCTGAACGTGGTCAGCTTTATTCTTTAAAGAAGATGTATTATGGAAGTGAAAAAGATGGTATTGCACCAAGTTCTACTTTCGTTCAGGAAATGGATACTCATCCAGATCTTTGGAGAATTGCTCAAAAGATCGAAGGATTAATTTGTGGTGTAGGTATTCACGCAGGTGGTATTGTTTTTAACGATGAACCTTTTACGAATACGGCCGCGTTAATGCGAGCACCTGATGGAACCATTATTAGTGCATTCGAGCTTCATGACCTTGAAGAATGTAGTCTTATCAAATATGATGCTCTTTCTGTTGAAGGCATGGATAGAATTCAGGTTTGTCTTGAACTTCTTCAGGAATATGGTTATGTTAAACCAGAAGCAACTTTAAAAGAGACTTATGAAAAAGTTATTGGTATTTATAATATCGAACGAGATGATCCAAAAATGTGGAAGAAAATTTGGGATCATGAAATTGTAAGTCTTTTCCAGATGGAACAGCAAAGTGGTCTTCAGGGTATTGCTCTTTCTAAACCAAAGAACGTTAATGACCTTGCGGTTCTTAACTCTGTTATTCGTCTAATGGCTCCAGAAAAGGGTGCGGAACAGCCGCTTGAAATGTGGGCGCGTTATCGTAAACATCCGGGTGCTTGGGTCCGTGAGATGCGGGTATATGGATTATCTGAAGAAAATATCAATTGGTTGAGTAACCATAGTGCAATTACTGATGGTATTTGTGAATCTCAAGAAGGTCTAATGTCTCTTGTACAGGAACCAAAGCTGGGAGGAAATGATCTAACTTTTGCTGATAAGTGTCGTAAAGGTCTAGCAAAAAAGATTGGTGCCATCTTTGATGAATGTGAAAGAACTTATTTTAAGAACGCACAGGATAGTAATTGTGATGATAAATTAGTTCATTATGTCTGGGATGTAATGCTTAAAGTTCAGCGTGGTTATTCATTCAACCGCAGTCACTGTCTTGCCTATTCTCTTGTTGCTTTACAAGAGATGAATCTGGCATATAAGTATCCAATTATTTTCTGGAATACCGCAAATCTTATTGTAGATAGTGCAGGTAAAGAGGAAACCGAAGAGGGCGATGATGAGTGTATTGTTGTCGAACTTGAAGATGCTCCAGAAGATTCCGAAGAAATTGTTGATATTTATGAACCAGAAGAATGGGAAGAATTTGAGTATGAAGATATTCCTGAACAGAACGTAAAGAAGAAAAAGAAGAAAACAAAGAGTATTAACTTTGGTAAAATTGCAACTGCAATTGGTCGTTTTCAGACCGCAGGTATTAAAATTACTCCTCCAGATATTAATAAAAGTGGTTTCACTTTTACTCCACTGGTAGAAGAAAATAGTATTGCTAGCGGCCTAAGAAATATCACTCGTATCTCTGCGGATTTGGTAAATCAAATTATCGCAAATAGACCATATGAATCTATTGAAGATTTTCAGCATAAGGTTAAGGTTAATCGAACTCAAATGCTGAATCTTTTGAAGTGTGGTGCTTTTGATAATTTGTATCCAGATCGTATGAAGATAATTGAAACTTATCTTGCCACAAAAGCACAGACCAAAGAAAAACTTACTCTTGCAAATGTTCCAATGCTTATGAAGTATCATATTTTGGACGAAGAAGCTTCTGAATTTTGTGAACTATATGCTTATAATCGTTTTTTGAGAAAGCACATTGTTGATGATAAAATTATCTTCCCAGAAAAAGCTTTAACTTATTTCTGTAATCGTTTTGATGTAGACTTGCTTTTAGATGGTACGAGTATTGCAGTAAAGACTTGGGAGAAAATTTATAAAAAAGAGATTGCTCCGTTATCTGTATTTATTAAAGAAAATATGGATGATTTACTTAGTAAATTAAATGAGGCATTAATTCAAGAACAATTTGAAAACTATGCCAAAGGTACAATTTCTCATTATGAAATTGAATCTATGTCTTTCTATTATCATGAGCATGAACTTGAAAAAGTTGATCCAATTGCGTACAATATTGTAGATTTTAATTCTTTACCAACTGAACCAGTAATTGAAAGAACTATCCCTACAAAAGATGGCAAATTTATTCAATTGTTTGAACTTAACTGTATTTGTGGTACAGTTTTGGATAAAAATAAGTTGAAAAATTCTGTTACACTTTTAACTCCAACAGGAGTTGTAACCGTTAAGATTTGGAAGAATCAGTTTGCTAAATATGATAAACAGATTTCTGAAATCCAACTTGATGGTAAAAAGAAGGTTCGAGAGAAGTCTTGGTTTAGCCGCGGCAACTTATTATATCTACAAGGTATTCGTCGTGGAGATGCTTTTATTCCAAAAGCTTATAAGAATAGTTTGCATCGTATTCCAATTATGAAAATTACTTCAGTTGAAGGAAAGCATTTTACATATACCGACAAGAGGTATGATGAAGAATGATTGGTATCATAGATTATGAATTACTGATGGCGAAGAGAGGCTTACCGCCTCCTTCGTTGTCAGCCATGAAAATGGCGGCTTATTTAAAAAGCACACAAAGTGATTATGTAGTTTTACTACAAACAATGGAAAATATTGAACATTATGAACGAGTATGTTTCTTTAGTGATTGGATAATTGATAAACTTCCAAAAGAAATATTTCAATATTCTAATGTAGAATTATATGGACTGTATTTAAATCCCATTCCAAAACTTGCAGAACATATGATTCCAGATACAACTATTTACAATGATATTATTCAAGAAAAAATTGTAAATAAAACTGTATCCACTTCTCGTGCTTTACAATTTTTAGATTCTATTTATTATAAATGTTATGACCAAGAAGGAAAAAGATTACCTTTGCCGCCATCGGCAAAGAGAAAAAGATTTTATATTTATGATAATGATTTTCTTAGTCTCTTAGATTGTTGGCAAATCATTGAAGAGATAGTAGAAAGAAATCCTTCTGCTATTTACATGACGCGGCCAATTCAATGCCATACAGTAAAACAGTTTTTTACATTACGAGAAGATTATGAAAAAGTAAGTCGTAATAATAAAATATTTTTAGACTATTTTGTTCCTCTTCATCATTTAGAAACTTATTTTGGTAAATATAAATTAAAATTGTTAGGAGAAATCACTAAGACATCAGATGTTTGCATTTATCTTGGAAAGAACTATGGAAATGATGTTTATAGTGAAACTTTTTATATACGAAATATTTTTTATTGTTTAAATCTAGCATACAGCTATTATTCTCGTAATATACCTATTAAATCAGATATTTACCATCATTATGACACAACTAATCCTTATGAAGATGTTTATAATGCAATACGCTTGTGGATAAATTCTGAGGATTATGATATGACTTTAGCTCAAAGTTTTGGCACAAAGAAATTAAAAGAAAGAATGGCGGAACTGATCGAAAAAAATTCTGCTTTTGAACCTTTTTTTAATAAAACAAAAAACGATTTAATACAGACAAGGGGGATTTGGAGAATACCATGACTAACGAAGAAATTTATGAGACAATTGAAAATCGTAAACAGAAGATTCGCAATATTTTAAGTGATAGTAATAATTTTGAACTTAATACTGATATTGTTCGCTATCGTAAAGAAATTAATGAATTACGTAAACAGTGTACTCATACAAATAGTAATTTTGAAAAAATGGTTCGTGGAGGACGCTGTCTCTACTGCGGTTCAGAGGTGAAATGAAATGGATTTTGTTATTAAACGTGATGGTTCGCAAGTAACTTTTAGTAAAGAAAAGATATATGATGCTATTGAAGCCGCGGCCTTTGAAGTATCAGCAGAAGGTAATTCTTCCATGAATTATAAAGAAATTTGTGATGCAGTAGAAGATATATTTACTCGTTGCAAAGAATTTACTGGTGACATTGAAGTTGAACATATTCAAGATATTGTCGAAATGGTTTTGATGGTTTATAATGCTAATGTTGCAAGAGCATATATTCGCTATCGCTATAAGAAAGAAGTTGCCCGTGAATATAAGGCAGATTTTTTTGAAGCAATTGGAAGTAAACTCGCGGCAACAAATGTAGAAAATCAAAATGCAAATGTAGACGAGCATTCTTTTGGCGGCCGCGTGGGAGAAGCTTCTGACCTTATGATGAAGGAATATGCTTTAAATTTCTGCATGTCTGAGAAATCAAAGTATAACCATTTAAACAATTATATTTACATTCACGATCTAAGTGCTTATGCAGTTGGTATGCACAATTGTTTATCTGTACCTTTTGATCATTTACTTGAAAAAGGATTTAATACTCGTCAAGCAGATATTCGTCCCGCTAATAGTATTGATACCGCCTTTCAACTTCTAGCTGTTATTTTCCAACTTCAGTCGCTACAGCAATTTGGTGGAGTAAGTGCTACTCACCTAGACTGGACGATGGTTCCTTATCTTCGTAAGAGTTTTACCAAGCATCTTGCAACTGGTATGGAATATTGTGAAAACAAGTCAACCTATAAAATTGATCGTTTTTATAGATGGTTAAAGTATGATCTCCATATGGATGGAACTGTTCATTTTGAAGATGAAGCTTTCCGTCAGTTACATCCAGAAGCTTGGGATTATGCTATGAAACAAGTAGAAAAAGAAACTATGCAAGCTGTTGAGGGTATGTATCATAATTTAAATACTCTTCAATCCCGTAGTGGAAATCAACTTCCTTTTACCTCTATCAATTATGGTACTTGTACTAGTCCTGAAGGTAGGATGATTATTAAAGCTCTACTTCTAGGTTCCCTAAAAGGTGTAGGTAAACATCATCGTACTCCAATTTTCCCATGTGGTATTTTCCAAGTTGGAGAAGGAATTAACAAACGTCCTGGCGATCCAAATTATGATTTATTCCAGTTAGCTTTAGAGTCTACTGCAAAACGCCTATATCCCAACTATGCTAATATTGATTGGACAGGTAATGCCGGATATGATAAGAATGATCCTCGCACTTACTTCTCTACAATGGGTTGTCGTACAGCAAATGGTTGGGATGTAAATGGTCTTGGTCAGCAAAAGGATGGACGTGGAAATATTTGTCCAGTAACAATTATTATGCCTTCTGTTGCTATGGAAGCAAAGAATCTTTGGAAAGTAGATGCCGCAAACGAAGAATCTCTTGAAGAAGTATTCCTTGCAATGCTTGATATTAAAATTCATGAAGCAAAAGATATGCTAATTGAACGCTTTGAATATATTTGCCGCCAGAGTCCAGAATCTGCAAAGTTTATGTATGAAAATGGTTTAATGGCTGGTTATATTCCAAAAGAAGGAATTCGTTCTGCCTTAAAGCACGGCACAATTGTTATTGGTCAGCTCGGTTTAGCAGAAACTCTTGAAATTTTAATTGGTTGTAATCATACCTCTCCAAAGGGTATGGAGCTTGCAAAACGAATTGAGCAGTTATTTAAAACTCGTTGTGCTGAGTTTAAAGAAGAGTATAAGCTTAATTTTGGTGTATACTATACTCCAGCAGAAAATCTTTGCTACACTGCTATGAAGAAATTCCAAGATAAGTATGGTATTATTCCTAATGTTTCTGATCACGAATATTTTACCAATAGTATTCATGTTCCAGTCTGGGAGAAAGTTGGAGTACTTGAGAAGATCGACCTTGAAAGTCAGCTTACAGGATATAGTTCTGCAGGTTGTATTACTTATGTAGAACTCGAAAGTGGAATTAAGAATAACCTAAAAGCACTTGAACAGATTGTTGTTTATGCTATGGATAAGGATATTCCATATCTTGCAATTAACGTACCAAATGATACATGTCTTGACTGTGGATATTGCGATGAATTTAATAATCAGTGCCCAGAATGCGGCAGTACTAATATTCAGCAGCTTCGCCGAGTGACAGGATATCTAACTGGTAATTATAAAACTGCTTTTAATTATGGCAAACAAAAAGAAACCGAAGCTCGTGTAAAGCATACCGGTAATATGGAGGAATAATATTATGCGATATGCAGGAATTATTTATGATGATACAGCCGCGGCTCCGGGATTAAGTTTGACATTATTCACTCAGGGTTGTCCTTTCCATTGTAAAGGTTGTCATAATCCTGAAACTTGGGATCATAAAGGCGGCTATGAATATACCAAAGAAACAGAACAAAAAATCGTTGAAGCTTTAACAGCAAATGGAGTTATGAGAAATTTATGTATTATG